CAGAAGAAATGTTTGAGGTTCTCAACGATGAAGCAGAGGAATCTGTTGATGAAAATACAGAATAGATTATGGCGTTAGCTCATTCACCAAAGATAGTTACTGATGGCTTGATTCTCTGCTTAAATGCAGCGGATCAAAAGTCGTATGCAAGCGGTACATCGTGGACTGATCGTAGCGGTAATAGTAATAATGGTACATTGACCAATGGTCCGACCTTCAATGGAGAGGGACATTTTGAATTAGATGGTACTAATGATAAAATAACGACAGGTGCTAAACTTAGTAATACTGAAAATGGTTCGATATATCTTTGGTGCAAACCATACACACCACCTAACACATCTGCTCATATGATGGCTTATCAAGGCACAGGCGTAGGTCGGATATGGTTATATATTTACAGTAGTGGCTCTATAGGTTTAAATACATATTTTGGAAGTGGAAAAGATTTTTACCTAACTGCCACCGGTACTAACCCGCTTAATAAATGGGGCTTATTTACTGTAACTTTTAATAGAAATGATAAGGAAAAAATATACTATAACGGACAATTAATTAACTCAACTGATATATCCTCCGCAAGTTCAGACTCGTGGAATAGTAGTTATTTAGCTACAGGCGGGTTTGATTACGATGGTCCCTCTTGGTATACAGCTGAAATGGATGTCGCTCAATTCTTAGCTTATAATGTCGAACATAGTGCAGATCAAATAGAACAAAGCTACAATGCTATGAAAGGTAGATTTTTATAATTATGGCTACATCATATTCACCAAAAATAATAACAGATGATTTAGCTTTTATATATGATACTAATGATAGTAAATCGTACAGGGGAGAGCCTACAATTAACTATATACATGGCGAAAATGCTGTAGCAAAAGATAGTTACAGCACTTATTCTGCAACATCGTCGGGTACTTATAATGATAAACATCCTAATGCAATTATAGCATATAATGCTGCAGGATCACAACTTAGTGGATACTATAACTCAGGTGTTACTGATGCTGCAAACACGTATCACGCACATTGGCAGTATGATCCTATTTTAAAGAAGCCTGTAGTTGTAATGAACGATTTAGTAAGTGGTCAATGGAAAGCAAAATGGATGGGCACAGGATTAGGTTCTTGGAATTCACAGGGTAAATCACATGGCGATACTTATACAATATCATGGTTACAGTGGGTGGATCATCTTTCAAAAAACGCTAAAGCGGGATTATATGTTTATAATACATCAGGTTCAAGGGGGTTTTATGATGGTCAAGCTAATAGCGCATCTTCTTACAATACGATATTGCGCACCTGGCAAAGAGTATATCAAACCTACACAACTCATAGTTCGAGAGACTTAAGCCAGACATTAGCCTCAATATATATGTATGGTCACTATAACGTAAGAGGAACAGTTAAAGTCGCTGATGTGCAGTTTACGTGGGGAAGTCATGCTGCTCAATTTTCTTCAACATATGAAAGAACAGCCACACAAGGACTAATAGACCGCACTGGTAATATTACAATTGATCTATCAAACGTATCTTTTGACAGTAATGCGGAAATAGATTTTGATGGTACAGATGATTATATTTCTATTCCTAGTTATACTTTTGGTAATGGGAATTGGACTCTAAATATGTGGATTAATGCATCAAACTTCTCAAATTATAATTTAATGTCAAATTCAAGTGGTGGACCAGTGGCTAATGCTTTTGGAGCGTATGGTAGCACTCCTAAAATATTTTATAAGAACTATGATGGAGCTTGGCAAGATCATTACGGTAATACTACTTTATCAGCAAATAATTGGTACATGTTAACATGGGTAAATTATGCTGGAGCTTCAGCTTCACAGGGCACAATGAAAATGTATGTAAATGGCGTTGCTGATTCTAGTGCGTTTAATTCATATACAACAAACGGTGGTCCTTGTGATGTAATAGGCAAACGGTGGGGTGGAACACCTTTTGATGGAAAAATATCAGCGGTAAGTATTAATACCAAATCATTAAGTGATGCAGAAGTTCTCCAAAACTATAACGCAACGAAAGGAAGATTCATATAATGGGCGCGCATTCTAATCCAGATATTGTTGATGATAATTTAGTATTTATGTATGATACTGATGATCTTAAATCGTACAAGGGAGAGCCTACTACTAATTACGGGCCAGCTAGCTTTGGAGATTACGTGACAGAGGGCACATCAGAAAGAATAGCTACTGGAAATACTTATAAAGGGCAGCCTACATATAACTGTAGAACACAAGTAGGTTCAGTTTGGATAGCTATAAATAAAACAGTTACTGGTCTTAGAACGGCAGCAGGATCATCAGGTACTGTCACCCTGAGCTGCATGGTTAGGAACAACAACCCTACGGCGTATAACATATCTGCTTATATTGGACATGACTTTAGTGGTAATATAAGTATAGCGGCAAATAGTGATTGGCAGAAAGCACAGTGGACTGTCAATCAGTCTAGTATGGCTAATGATTACGTAGAATTTAGACCATATACAAATAACGCAAGCATATGGCTTGAGATGACTATGCCGATGGTAGAAGTTAATAAAGGCCACGCTACACAATTTACAACAGGTACAAGATCAACCACACAAGGATTAATAGACCGTACTGGCACATCAACAATTAATTTATCAGACGTATCTTTTGACAGTAATGCACAAATAACTTTTGATGGTACAGATGATACAATCAATACTGGCTTATTTTCGGGAAGAAGCCCATTTACAGATCCTTTTACAATAGAGGCAGTAGTTAAATCAAGTACAACATCAGGAAATCGAATGTGGATTGATGCAACTAGTAATGGATCTAGTCAGAGGTTGTATTGTGCTCATGCAGCAACAGGTACTGGAAACCCTATGGGAATACAAAGCTCAGGGTGGAGCAGTAGTGTACCTCATGATACAGACTATCATCATTATGTTATAGTTATGGATGGGGCAGTTGCTAGGCTTTATAATAATGGAGCAGCTCATAGTACAAAGAATTATACACCATATGAAATACAAGCTTTAAATATAGGAGGTAGAAATAGCTATAGATGGCTTGGAGATATTCCGATATTTAAACTTTATGGCAGATCATTAAGTGATGCAGAAGTTCTCCAAAACTATAACGCAACTAAAGGTAGATTTCAGTAAATCTATTAATAAATAATATTATAAATAAGAATAATGGCTAATATTTTAACACACCTCACAAACGGAGCAATTTATTTTGATGACGGTACCGCGGGTAGCTCATCTATTCCGGCTTTAACAGGTAATGCTGTAAGCTTGAATCACGATGGCAGCGCAGGTTTAAATATTGTTAGCAAAAACACCACTTCAACAGATCGATTTACCATTGATGGTGATAGCGGAAGATTGTTTAGCGTTAATGATAGTTTAACTGGTACGATATTTAGTGTTAATGATGCATCAGGATTGCCCATTGTAGAGGTGGAAAGCACATCAAGTGAAGACACTGTCACAATAGGAACGTACAATACCAATGCTTTAGTGGTTAAAGGTAATCTTGTTGGTATAGGAACAAGTAGTCCTGCAACCAACCTTCATGTTGCTGGAGCAGCTCCAACTTTATTAGTACAATCAACAAGCGGAGGTTCAGCAACATTAGAGATTGGCAGGACAGCAGATACTGAAGCAAAAATTGTAGCGGGTGATATTGCTGCTGGCGATTTAAATTTTTATACAAACGGCACAGCGGCATTAAAAATACTTTCAAACCAAAATGCAACTTTTACAGGTGATGTAGCAGTATCGGGCAATCTTACAGCTCCAACAGCTGGTTCCGGTGAGAATAGCACTAAAGTAGCAACCACTGCTTATGTTAAAGGTCAAAATTATATCACTGGTTCTGGTATACCTACACTTTCTGGCTCTAATAGCTTTACTAATTCATATAATGAGTTTGGTAATGGTACAGGTAGTGTATCGAATGATGGGAGTTGGAATGCACGATTAAATCTAGCGGGTTCTTCACACGCAAGGCTTGACGTAAAATCTATCAGCGATGGGATCATTAGTACGGTGTATGCTCACACTGGGCATGCCGCAGGTAGGTTCGGTACGATAAGCAATCATAAAATAGAGTTTATTACTTCCGGAAGTACAAAGGCTACTTTAAATACTGACAGTACTTTTTATCTAGGTAGTGATAGGGTCTTTGCAGACAACTACCACCCGAACGCAGATAGGCTCACTAGTGGACGAGTTATAACTTTAGGTGGTGATCTATCTGGTAGCGCAGAATTTACTGGCGCTGCAGATATAACGATTACAGCTGCGGTTTCAAATAATTCGCATACTCATACTATAGCTAATATTACTAGCTTACAATCCTCTTTAGACGCTAAGGCTGCTTTAGCTAGCCCAGCTTTGACTGGGAATCCAACAGCACCAACACAATCAGCAAACAATAATTCGACTCGGATAGCGACTACTGCATATGTTCAGACGGAGATAGCTGATTTGATTGGTGGTGCGCCAGGAGCATTAGATACGCTCAATGAATTGGCAGCGGCAATTAACGATGATGCAAGTTACGCTTCAACTATAACTACGGCACTGGCTGGAAAGTTGAGTACATCAGGCAAAGCAGCAGATTCAAACCTTCTTGATGGTATTGATAGTTCTGCCTTTTTGAGGAGTAACGCTAACGATGATTTCTCAGGAACATTAAACTACACCCCTGATACTGGAACAATTCTTTCTGTCGATGGCCAGGCTGTTATCCAGAGAATGACTGCTAATGGTGCGCTTACTATTGGTCACGATGACGCAGTTATTATTGCTGGTGGGGATACTTCAGGCACATTGAATTCCAATATTAATAATGCGACAGAGACTGTCTTTGTTGGTGCAGAAGGTGGATTTGTTGCTTATGCTTTCCCCAGTAACAATACAGCTTGGAGTAATAGAAAAGAACTAAACTGGAATGGAACGGCTCTTACTCTTTTAGGCAATACGGTTTGGCACGAAGGTAACGATGGATCTGGTTCTGGGTTAGATGCAGACAAGCTCGATGGTTTAGAATTACATACAGGTAGAAACAACGTTGCAAACAGAGTTGTAAGAACTGATGCTAACGGATATATACAAGCTGGTTGGATTAATACAACAAGTGGCGATAGTGGCACTACAACTATAAGTAGAATCTATGCTTCCCATGATGGTTACATTCGTTACTACACGCCTGCAAACTTTGGAGCGCAGATTGGTTCCCACATTAGTTATAATGATTTAACTAATAAACCAACTATACCTTCTGCTTACTCACTGCCAGCCGCATCTTCTTCGACACGGGGTGGAGTAAAGATTGGTTACTCAGAGAATGGTAAGAATTACCCTGTTGAAGTCTCTTCAGAGAAAATGTATGTCAATGTTCCTTGGACTGATACTAATACGGATACGAATACAACCTATTCTGCGGGAACTGGATTATCTTTATCAGGAACTACGTTCAGCATAACGGACACTATTTCTTCTTCTGCCAGTAATAACACTATAGTTAAAAGACACAGTAGTGGTTATATCTTCGCCAATTACTTTAATACAACGCCAAATACTGTTTCTAGTGGCATTACTCAAATTTGTGTTGAAACTGGTAATGATGGATATATTCGCCACGGAACTGCGGCAGCGGTAAGGTCATTTATCAATGTTGAAAACGGGGCGACAGCCGATCAATCAGCTAGTGAGATCCTCACGGCTATCAAGACTGTTGATGGTAGTGGTTCTGGTTTAGATGCTGATTTACTGGATGGGCAACATGGTTCTCATTATTTAAATGCATCAAACCTCAGCTCGGGAACAGTTCCGGTAACTATAATGAATAAAGTTCTTCCTACTTCTGGCAATTATGTTTGGAGTGAGAGCACCACAGCAGGAAATTATACCACAGGACTACAAACCTCTTTTGTGCGGAGTTCCGATGGTTGGCCAAGTTATGGTTCAGTATTACATGTTGGTGCTAGAGGGGGAACCGATGCTGGCGGTGATTTTCAAATTTATTGTGGACATGGAAGCGGCAGTGGCGGGAATTATTTAAGAGTAAGAAACGCAGACAATAATGCTAGTCCGTCTGACTCTTGGACTTCTTGGAGAACGATTTGGGACTCAGGTAACGATGGATCAGGTTCTGGGTTAGATGCTGATTTGCTGGATGGTCAGCACGGATCTTATTATCGAAATGCATCTAACTTAAATGCTGGTACTGTAGCTGCAGCTAGACTGTCTACAGCGACTACACAAGCTTCAAGTGAAAATAGTACGAAAATAGCAACTACCGCTTATGTTAAAAATCAAGGTTACTTAACAACAACAGGTAAAGCAGCAGATTCTGATAAACTTGATGGTGTAAATAGCAGTAGTTTTGCACGGAGCGATGCTGCTGATACCTTTACTCAAAGGATGCGTTTTGACAACTGCAACACCAACAACCACGACAATATAGCTACCAGCACAGGTAGTCAGGGTGGACTTGAAGTTTACAACAATGGCGCAGGCAATGACGCTTTCATGGCTTTTCATAGTGGTGGTGACTTTGCCTGTTATTTTGGATTAGACGCAGATAGCAACAAATTGTCTGTAGGTGGTTGGTCAATGGGTGCAGCCAAGTATGAGATTTATCATTCTGGAAATAAACCTTCTCTTGCTACACTTGGTTACACTGGGGCGTCTAACGCAAATAACTACTCATTACCTGCTGGATCTAGTTCTACTAGGGGTGGTTTTAAGATTGGGTACAGTGAGAATGGCAAGAACTACCCTGTTGAAGTTTCGTCTGAAAAGATGTATGTCAATGTCCCTTGGTCAGATACCAATACTAACACAACGTATTCTGCTGGAACCGGTATTAGTTTAAGTGGAACTACGTTCAGCCTTACGGACACAGCTTCCAAACTAAGTCTCAGTGGTGGCACAATGACTGGTAATACTGTAGTTAATAACTTTGGTCTTGGTAATGTTGGGCTTTACAGCGCAACTAAATATCAAGGGGTCTGGGCTATGGGTACTTCGTATATGTTACCCTCTAGCGGAGGAAACACAGGAAGTCTTTATGGTTTATGTTGGACGCACACTAACATAGGCGGCCAGTCTAAATCTGGTTTAAGTCACCAGCTTCTTGTTTGCCATAATGGTACTACAAAAACTGCTATTGGGACTGGGATATGGACAGATGGCACAATAACAACTACTGGTCACGGTACTTCAGCTAACTGGAATACAGCCTACGGGTGGGGTAACCACGCATCTGCTGGGTATACTACTAATACTGGTGATATTACTAATGTTAATGTTGGAGTCGGTTTAGATGGTGGAGGGTCTAGTGGTAGTGTTACTATTAATTTGAGTTTGGACGAAATTACGCTGGGTCTTGGGCTAGATGCAACAGCAACTGGATTGTCATTAGATTTATCTGAACTGACGGATATGACTGCTTCTGTCAACACATCTCAAGATGAATTAATTCTTCTTGATAATGGTGCAGAAAGAAGAAAGCGTTTCAGTGAAATATTCGGATCAAATGCTTACAACTCTACTACAATTCCTACCAATACAAACCAGCTGACCAACGGCTCTAATTTTATCTCGCGCAGCTCCGGTTATGGTGTGGCTATTGGTGCTAGTTATCAGAGCAATACTCCACCTTCAAACGGGATGATTATCCAAGGTAATGTAGGAATAGGAACCACTTCTGTTTCAGGATATTACGCACTACAAGTTAATGGTAACATTCAAGGGAGTTATAAAAGTTTTGTAATTGATCACCCAACTAAAGAGAACAAACAGCTTGCCCACGCCTGTCTTGAGGGTCCAGAAATTGGAGTATACTTCCGAGGTAAAAGTACTTCCGATACAATAGTCGTGGCTGATTACTGGGATAGTTTGGTAGACATAGATACCATGACAGTAGACTTAACAGCTATTGGTCCAGGACAGGATTTGTTTGTATCTTCAATAAAGGAAAATGGAGATGTAGTTGTGGGAACAAATACTGATGAACCTTTAAATTATTACTACGTTGTTTACGGAGAAAGAAAGGATATAAATAAACTTGACGTAGAGTTTGAGATTGAAGAAAATAATGATGAAGAAGAGTCCATAGCAGAAAGCCCTGTTAATGCAGACACTGATTCAGTTGAATAATATAGAATCCTTATATAATGCTTAATACAGTATTTTTAATTCCAATAGATCACCGAGGCATACATGGTAAGTTATTTCACCAATACTTAGATCTTCAGTCTTGGTGTGAAAAAAATAATTCACAGATACTTACCTGTAATGGTCTTTTCTTAAATTTTGCTAGAAACTTCTTAGCCACAGGTGGTAAAGGAAACTATGATACAAGACCTGCAGAAGCTGAATGGCTTTTTTGGATTGATTCGGATATTCAGTTCAATATCGAACAAATAGATTATTTGCACCGTGTAGACTCCAAACATAAATTTGTGACAGGGTGGTACAAATCTGATCAATCAGATACGGCAATGGTAGGTAAGTGGGATGAAGAATATTTCCGTGAACATTTACATATGCCTTTTTACTCTGCTGATTTCATGGAGAAGAAAGCAGAAGAGTCTCCGACGAAGTTAATTAAAGCAGATTGGTGTGGTTTTGGGTTTACAAAAGTCCATAGATCTATTTACGAAAAGATGGAATACCCTTTTTATCCACTTAATCCTGTAGAAATTAAAGGTTGCCGGAACCCAAACGGAGAAGGAAAAATTGATATGAAAGATATGTCATTTGAGGATGTAAGTTTCTGTAATAACTGTTATGCTACGACTGGGATCAAACCACTTGTAGTTCCTAAGCTGAGAGTAGGTCATCTCAAATCTTTTTTGGTTTAAACACACATTTTCGAAACTTAAAAACATATAAATAAATTTTATACAGTACTATATAATTAAAATACTATTAAAAACATGAATGAGATTAAACTATCATTAGAGGAAAACGAAGTAAAAGCTCTTCTTCAACTTATTGACATAGCAATAAAATCCCGGGGTCTTGAGATCTCTGAAGCTGCAACTATTATTGCCAATAAGGTTCAAGAGCAAGCTAAAGAGCAATTGTCTCCTCCTGAAGAAGAGACTGAGAAATAACCTATTTTAATTAGGGGTGTTTCAGAATAAACATTTAATGTTTTGTCAATTGCTATTGTTAAAATATTATAAATAGACAATATGGCTATACCAAATACAAGACAAAAACTTATCGATTATTGTTTGAGGGCATTAGGCCATCCTGTTATCGAAATAAACGTTGATGATGATCAAATTGAAGATCGTGTCGATGAAGCAATTCAATTTTACCAGGAGTTTCACAGCGATGCAGTAGTGCGCAATCTTCTTAAGCATCAGGTGACTCAAACTGATATTGATAATGGATATATTTCTCTGGCAGCTGGTGCAAATATTTTATCGATTAATAACGTATTTAATATAAGCAATAATAATTCCGGAACATCCCTCTTCTCTGTCGACTATCAATTACATTTGCACGACGTATTTGATTTAAACAGTGGTTCATTTGGTGGTATCATCAACTATGAATTAACAAAACAATATCTTTCGCTAATCGATCGTAACGTTAATGGTGTTTACGAAATGATAGAGTATAGCCGACATAAAGGCAGAGTAAACTTTCATACAGATACTTTAAAAGATCTTGGTGTAGGAAACTATGTTGTCTTTGACGGGTATAGTGCAGTTGACCCAGAAACATTTGCCGGAGTATATAACGACATGTTTCTTAAAAAGTACACAGCTGCTCTTGTTAAACGACAGTGGGGATTGAACCTTATTAAATTTGAAGGTATGACTTTACCTGGTGGTGTTACTATGAATGGCCGGGCTATTTATGATGATGCTATTACAGATATTGAAAAATTAGAAGAAAAGATTCGTCTTGAGCATGAATTACCACCACTAGATTTCATAGGATAATATGCCAAGGAATGTATATTTTAGCCAAGGGGCAACTTCTGAAAAGAGACTCTATGAAGATATCACTATAGAGGCTCTTAAGATTTATGGTCATGACGTTTTCTATATCCCTAGAAGTATTGTAAATACAGATTCTATATTTAACGAAGACGCTCTTTCTAAATTTGGTGAAGCTTTTCAGATTGAAATGTATGTTGAAAACACTGATGGCTTCGGTGGAGAAGGAGATTTACTTTCAAAGTTTGGTGTAGAAATACGAGACACTGTAAATCTTATTGTATCAAATAGAAGATGGGAACAATTAGTTTCTCGTTTTCAAGATCCTACAGAAATTAGACCACAAGAAGGGGATTTGATATACTTTCCTCTTGTTAATGGTTTATTTGAAATTAATTACGTTGAAGATGAAACTCCGTTTTATCAGTTACAAAACGTTCCTACATTTAAGCTTTCTTGTCAACAGTTCGAATATAATAATCAAGAGATTGATACTGGTGTTTCAGAAATAGATAAATTCGAGTTAAATTTTGCTACACGTACTCGACTGAATTTAGGAAGCGGTAGCGGAACATTTGCAGTTGGTGAAGATGTTACACAAACTGATAGCACAACTACTATTACTGGAGAAGTTGCCGATATTGGAACTAACTATATTGATGTTGTTAATCAGAGGGCAAATGATAATAGTAATAAAGGATTTATTAAAACTGAGGGAAGCTGGGGAAATGTTATAGGATCAGAAAATTCACCCAATCCTTCTTATGCGATTACAACAATTGATTCTTTTAATACTATTGATGATAATGATCCTTATGCCGATAATCCTGATTTTGAATTAGAAGGCAATTCATTCATCGATTTTACTAAAAATAATCCATTTGGAATGCCAAATATAACAACCTAAGAGATGTTAAGCGGAACACATTTTTATAATAAAACAGTGCGTAAGGCAGTGGCTGTCTTTGGTACTTTATTTAATAATATTAAAATTTTAAGGCCTGGTGCCACAGAAGAAAAAGTTCCAGTCGCATACGGTCCTAGAAAGAAATTTTTAGCTCGTATTCAATCTGACACATCAGGTTCTACAGCTGAAACAATTGCTATTAAACTCCCGCGGATTAGTTTTGAAATAACTTCAATGGAGTATGATAACGAAAGTAAATTAAATCGATTTAATAAAAAGCTTATTCCTATTGAAGGAGATACAAATAAGGTTAATACACTTTATCAAAGTGTTCCTTATATTATAGGAATGCAACTAAATGTCTATGCTCTTAATCAAGATGAAGCATTACAAGTAGTAGAACAAATTTTGCCTACCTTTTCTCCTGAATACACAGTAAGCATAAAAGAACTCGAGGGAGCTAATACAACTACTGATGTTCCTATTATATTAAACTCGCTTTCTCTTAATGATGATTACGAAGGTGACTTTGAAACTAGGAGAACTATATTATACACCCTTGACTTTAGTATGAAAATAAAATTTGCTGGCGGAGTCAGTAAACAAGGATTAATTAGAAAGGTTGATACATTCTTTTTTGATGATGTAAACACTGCTTTAAAAGCAACTAATCCCTATGGTGTTAATAATGAAAATATTCGGGTTGCAGTAGCAAACAGTGACAGTGCTCCTTTGGACGACACTGATACTATAACAACCACATTTGGTTTTGATCATGGATCTTGAAGATGAAAATAATGAAGATACTGAAGAAAAGTTTGAAATAAGTGAAATACCACAAATAGAAGTTTCAAACTCTCAGATAGTAAACGACACAGAGACTGATCTCGAGTATTCTCGAGATAAGATGAAGTCTTTAATTGATCAATCATGTGAAGCTATAAATCATATGATGGCACTTGCTTCAGACTCAGAACATCCTAGAGCTTTTGAGGTTTTATCCACAATGATAAAGCATACTAGTGAGATGTCACAAGATCTTATTAAATTACAAAAGACCCGGAAAGATATAACGCAAGAAAAAAGCGGACCTTCGAGTACAACAACAAACAATTCTATTTTTGTTGGTTCAACTACAGAGTTACAAAAATATCTTAAGAAAAATAATGACGGCGATGAATCTATAGATGTCTGATAATTTAGTAAATGGTAATGGCGGTTACATGGGTAACCCGCTTGTAAAAAAGGATGGCTTGCAAACAGCATTTTCGGCTGAAGAAGTTGAAGAGTATGTTAAATGCATGAAAGATCCTATATATTTTGCTGAAAATTATGTAAGGGTTATATCACTTGATAAAGGATTAGTTTCATTTAAACCTTATGAATATCAGAAGAAGATGTTCAAACAGTTTAATAGTAATCGTTTTAATATAGTTCTTGCATGTCGACAATCAGGAAAATCTATTTCATCAGTGATCTATATTTTATGGTATGTTCTTTTTAATTCCGAAAAAACTGTTGCTATACTTGCTAACAAAGGATCTACAGCAAGGGAAATGCTAAGCCGAATTACTCTTGCGCTTGAGAACCTTCCATTTTTCTTACAGCCTGGATGTAAAGCTCTCAATAAAGGATCTATTGAGTTTTCAAACAATTCAAAGATCATTGCTTCTGCTACATCAGCTAGTTCTATTCGAGGGCTTTCAGTGAACCTTCTTTTCCTGGATGAGTTTGCATTTGTTGATAACGCAAACGAATTTTATACTTCTACTTACCCAGTGGTTTCTGCCGGTAAAGAAACAAAAGTGATTATCACTTCTACAGCTAATGGTATTGGAAACATATTTTGTGGATTGTGGGAAGGTGCACTGAAAAAGAAGAACGAATTTGCACCATTTAGAGTAGATTGGTGGGATGTTCCAGGTCGTGATGAGGCGTGGAAAGCAATGACTATTGCCAATACGTCAGAATTTCAATTTGACCAAGAGTTTGGCAATAGTTTTATCGGAACATCAAATACTCTTATTTCATCTAATACTCTTTTAGGTTTGCAGATGCATTCCCCTGAAAGACTTCATAGAGGAGTGAAATATTACGAAGATCCTCAAGAAGATCATCAGTATGTGATGACAGTCGACGTTTCAAAAGGTAGAGGGCAGGATTATTCTACCCTTACTGTAATAGATTCAACGTTTGGTAAATTTAGACAAGTTGCTACATTCAGAGATAACATGATATCTCCTATGATTTTTGGAGATATTATTGTAAGAGTAGCGAGAGAATACAATGAAGCATTAGTTATTATTGAAAATAACGATGCGGGTATGGTTGTATGTAATGATGTTTATTATGAGCACGAATATGAAAATATGTTTGTTGAATCTAGTGTGCGTAAGAATGGCATCGGAGTAATGATGACAAAAAGAATTAAGCGGATTGGTTGTTCTAATCTAAAAGATTTAGTAGAATTAGGTAAACTTAATATAATCGACGAACATACAATACTCGAACTTTCCACGTTTGAGGTAAAGGGAAGTTCATATGAAGCTAGTTCAGGTAACCATGACGACTTGGTAATGAATTTAGTTATGTTTGGTTGGTTCGTATCATCGGAAGCATTTGGTGATATATCGACAGTTGATTTGAAAGAGATGTTATTTAAGGAAAAGATGGAGCAGATCGAAAATGATGTCCCTCCATTTGGAATTATAACAAATTCTGCAGATACTGGCAGTAAACACGAGGAATTGGTTAATGAGGTTAAAGCGTGGCACGATCTGTAAACTTATTGTTGTATAAATAGAAGTATTGAAATAATTCTTATAATGAATCAACTTATTAATAACACATTGAAAGGAAAAAACTAAAATGGCATTTCAGGTATCACCAGGAGTAGAGGTCAAGGAAATAGACTTGACAAATGTGATCCCTGCAGTATCGACGTCGATCGGTGCATTTGCAGGTCACTTCAGCTGGGGTCCTGTAGGAGAAGTAAAAGTAGTATCTTCTGAGAAGGAACTATCTAATGAATACGGAACTCCGGTGGATACAACCACTGGTGGTGAGTATGACAACTTTACTTCATTTCTACAGGCCGCAAGCTTTTTAAAATATAGTAATACACTTCGTATTTCACGAGCGTGTTCGACTAACGCAACAAACGCGGCTGGAGGACATGGCGACGGAACAGTAGAAACAAAAATCAATAAAGACGATGACTTTGCTGCAAAAACTTTCCCGGGTAATCTTGCCGGAACTGTTCATGCTCGTTGTCCAGGAACTGCAGGCAATAGCCTAAAATTAGATATTGCGACCACTCTGGTTGCATCAGGCAGTTTTGCCACCGACGGTCTGGATGGTAAGGTCAGTTCAGCGCCCACAACAACTGCTTGGGCTACTGCTAATGTAGATGCTGCTGCAAAAGACGAAGTTCATATTGCTATCATTGATGAAGATGGAGTCTTCACTGGCGTTAAAGGTGAAGTCTTAGAAATCTTTGAAGGACTTTCCTTATACTCAGATGCTCTTAAAGACGGCGGTTCAAACTATTATAAAACAGTTATAAATCGCGATTCTAAATATGTGTTTATTAATGAAGCCGCGCTTGCTGCAAATTTTGATACTACAACATACGCAGGTCCAGGAACTGCTGGTTCAACCAGTAAAGTTTTTCATGCTGATTCAATTAAAGGCGGTATTAAAACCTTTACTCCAGCATTAACAGTTACGGCGGGTACCTCAGGTTTGGCTGCGAATACTTACTATATTTCTACTGAAGATACAGGAGTTACAGTATCAACATCTGGTGCTGGACAAGCAAGCTTTAAGGTTGTTCTTACCGCTGATGGTAATAGCTTCACTGCCCAAACTACACTTCTTAGGTCAGGCCGCGGCTTTGCAAACAGCGGTACTATCGAGATTCCCGAAACACTTCTAGGATCGAGTCAAAGTGATGCAGACGAAAAGCTTGTGATTACAGTAAATACTGTGCACACCACTCCGGACCCTAATATCTTTAGCTATTCTTTATTTAAGGGTGTTGACGGTACAAGTGAATCTGATTCATCGAAAACGGCAGACGTTGTAACAGCTTTAGATCAGTTCAAAAACCCAGAAGCAATTGATATTAATCTTTTGTTCGCTGAAGTAGATGATGATAATGCTAAGGTCATCGGTGACAAGGTTGTTGGAATATGTGGAACAGATCGTAAAGATTGTGTAGGATTTATTTCCCCACGTCCTGAAGCTGATGAGACAGCTAAGGTTACAGGTGATCTTAACTACAACAGTTCTTATGTTGTTCTCGATTCCTCTGCAGTGTATGTGTATAATAAGTACACTGATTCATATCGTTATATTCCTGCAAACGGCCACATCGCTGGTCTTTGTGCAAGGACTGATGATACTAATGATCCATGGTTCTCACCAGCTGGTTATAACCGAGGAAACCTCCTTGGAGTAACTAAGCTTAAGTGGAACCCAGAGAAAGCAGACAGAGATACACTCTATAAAGCAGGTATTAACCCAATTATTTCAGAGCCTGGTCAAGGTATTCTGCTATTTGGTGATAAGACTGCACAGGGTAAACCATCCGCCTTTGATCGTATTAACGTTCGTAGGTTGTTCGTGGTTCTTGAAAAAGCAATCTCTACAGCATCTAAATTCCAACTCTTTGAACTCAATGATGAGTTTACGAGAGCAATGTTCAGAAACATGACCGAACCATTCCTCAGGGATGTT